GTCGCCCGTTGCATAGGTAGGTAGAGTCGCCGACACAAAGGTCAGGGACCCATTATCTACAACCGATGCAGAAGCAGCAAATGGCGATGCCACGGACCAAGTGCTTCCTCCGTTTGTGCTTCGGTATAAAGTAAAGTGATCAAATCCATATCGTGTCGTAGGTGCAGCAGGAAGGGTAACTGTATTAACTGAATTTAAAGTCACTGCTATTGAGTTTGAACTTGCACTCGGAAGGCTGATCCAGCCCTGCGGCCCTACAGCCACCACTTTGTAGATGTATGTTCCAGCGGATAGAGTTCCACCCGATGTAACGGTTGTGAATGATGGTGCCGACGGAGTGTTAATTGTGCTTTCTTGTATTCTTACAAGATGAACACGATTCACGTCTTCGCCAGCGGAATCAGTTAATGTAAGTTGCGCTGTCGGACCCACAAACGGTAGCACTACCATTTTTTGTGCCAACATTGTTAAGCGACAAATTTTACGAACTGTTTCTTGTGTTATATAGTCTAACTCGGCCTCTCGAAGGTCGGATCGGTGAAGCCTAATTTTACCGAGGATTGACCTTACGGTGTATGCCATTGAGTTCTCCTATTTCTTGCCCTTCATACCCTCAATAATAGCATTGGCGATTTCGGCTTTGGTCATGTGCGACGCAGGAACCCCAAAGTTTATGTTGTTATCCGAGGCAATACTGTGTAGTTCTTTTACGCTCTTGGCCATAAGTTTGGCTAGTGTTATTGTGGGTTTTCCTTTTTCTATTTCGTCAACCTCTCCGTAAACCAGTTCATAAGAATCGGGTGAAGTTTCGGCGTGACTTATGAGATGTGAGTTATTTAGATCACTTCCAGTAAATTCTTTTTTTGTGTATGTATTAATAATTTTAATTAGTTGTTTTGCCATTTATATATCTCCATTAGGTAGAAGAAATTGGGGGGCCGAAACCCCCCTTTTCCTTGTTGCGTTTGAGAACTGTTATTAAAAAAGATTAATAAGCAGTTAAAAGCACTAAAGACTCAGGTTTAACGGTCTTAAATCCGAAGACTTGTAGACCTTTAATTCCGTAGCCGAAAGTGTTCTGTAGGGGCAACATTTCGTGCTTGATGAACTGACTTGCGAACGTCAAAGCAGATTCGTGACCAACTAACATCTTGGATGTAGCGGACGAAATGCTTCCGACTGCGTTCAACAGATTGGTAGAAACATAAATGTTCATACCATCAATCGAACCCACAAATCCGTTACGAAGAGGAGACTCATCGTCGCCAGTCGTAAGGACTTGCTTCAGGTCAGACAGTTTCAAGTAACGAGCATACTCAGGCGTAATAACAGCCCATCGTTTACCGTCTCTAGGAACATTATTTTCATCAAGAGCCTGTCCCGCTTGCAGGAGAGGTTGGATGAAAGTAGCAGTCGTTAAAGAGGAAAGGTCACCAGCGGCAATAGTCGTTGCGGCATCAGCATAAACTGATTGAAGAACGGCTTTGTCGACAGTCACGGCCATCTGCATCGAAGCATCTTGAGTGATGGTATCAATGAGGGCAATGTCTGATTGATAATCATCAATGTAATCAACTTTGAAAGCATAGTATTTCGCTTTGTTGATGTTTAATGAAATCATTTCATCAGAAACGTCTTGGTAAGCAATAGCATTGTTTACACTGTAGTCGTTGATGGAAATGGTAGGAACTTTGCGGATATTAACGGTGTCACCGAAAGCCATGATCTCGCCTTCCCAGTTGTGATTTGCGATAGCAGGCACAACGGAAGCAGCATAGAACTTGTCTTGAAGTTTGGCCGAGTAAATCTGGGGGATAAAAGCCCCAGCGGCTAAGTTCGCACCAGTACGTGCAATTTGATTTGGCATTGTATAAATCCTTTAAGTTAGTTATTGATTAAAGTTGGAAACCAACAACATAAACCGTGACTACGCCCGTAACGGGGGCAGTAGAACCAAGGGTTAAGAGCAGGTCGGTAGCAGTGGTGTAAAACTTTCCGTTTGCAGCAACATAAGCGCCATCAGCGGCTTTTAGACCAGCAGTAGCAGTTCCTGTAGAAATGATCCAACCATCAGCGTCGGTTGCGTCACCAACGAGAAAGGTTGAAGAAGTCGTCAAAGCAGTAGAGACGACAGCGTAAAGTCCTTGGACAGCAAAATTAGCAGGGATACTGATAATTTTAGCAATGTCCGCAGCGACGCCAGCAGCGACAGGTGAAGTTCCTTGAAAATTCGAGAAATCTACCGTTTTAGAGATTGTGGTAAATTCTGTGGAATGTTTCTGGAAATAACCGTCAGTACCAGCAGTTAAGGTAAAAGTTGCCATTTGTTATTCCTTTAAGTTTAGTTGTTTATTGACCCATTTGTTTTGAAATAAATTTGTCAGCCCTATCCATTAATGCCTTGCGTTGTTTTGGATCACGCAATTTATTAATGACATACGGTAATGACGCTAAATCGTCAGAAGAGAAATCGTCCTCTTCTGATGAACCCATATCTGATGCAACGGCTGGTGACGTTTTAACGGACACCTCTGCCGATCCAACTTTTGATGTAGGATTTTTCTTTGTTGATTTTGGCGAGACAAAAGACTTGAAAGAATCAACGATAGAAATTGCATCTTTTTCATCAAACGAGACGGCACCTTCATATACTTTTTTATACATACTGGGGGCGTCTGAATAGATCCAAGCCTTGAATTCGTCAGATAGTCTGACATCATCATAGTCGGAATGCACTTCTTTGATTTTCTTATCTCGTTCTGCTACTAATGCTTGAATTTTTGAATCCTCTAGGGTCTTTTTGAGGTCAAAAATTTCTTGCTCAACGGCAGAAACCTTCTCATTCACCCTGTTTATGACGACTTTTGCTCCTTGTTTAACCATTGACTGAGTATCAGGCAAATCGTTCCATTCGGATAAAGTTTGGTCTAACTCGGTGTCGGTAGTGTCTTCTTTTGGTACCAAGTTCTGTCTTTTGAACGCTTCTAATTCGGCTTTGATGCGTAAATGCTCTTGCTCACGTTCCATAGAGAGTCTCTCGTATTCAGCCTTCTGTCGTTGGGCCTCATTCATGGCTTTTACGGCAGATTTATACTGTTTTTTTGATACCAACTCACCATCCAAGTCGTCTTCTGCGGCGGATTTCTCGTTGGCACTAGGGATTTCGCCATCAGTTACAGAGGACTCTTCGGTTTCTAGGGTTGCTTCCGATGTGGGTTTAGCGTCTGGTTGGGCTATCGTGTCTGGCACTCTGTTGGTAAAAACAGTAGTTTTGACACCATTGGGGGGTAAAAGATTACCCTCAGCCGACAGTTGCTTAACGAGTTCATCGGCTCGTCTTGCATTTTCACGAATTTCGTTGCGTTTTGACATTTTACTGCTCCTTCTGACGGCCTATTCGGGCTTGGTCATGTATAATTCACGTCCACGTGATTGTGGGTTGGTGAGGTGTATAAAGGATTCCGCCGAATCTTTAAGGTCTTTAATTTCCCTAAAGGCCTCGATGGCTCCTCTAATCTTTAATACTTCTTCAAATGTTTGTACTCTTTCCAAAGACTCACGTTTTGACTCGATAAAAGAATCAATAAGTGCCTGTATGGAAACCCAATACGGGCTGTTCACCACAGGAAGGATGTCTTCGTAAAGTTTTTGTTGATGTTCCAAACTGATTCTCTCTAAAAAAATGGTAACATGGGGTTTTTAGGGGCTTGTTAGTTTTCCTTTGGTCTACCAGCACTTGCTTGCTCAACTCCAGCAACACCTTGTTGATCTTCTCCAAAGGCCTGACTCAGAACCTGATTGGGATCAACCTGTTTTACTAAGTCCTCAGCAGTAGGAGCCGCTTTTGTTTGCATTTCTGGTGCAAGTTCAGGAACTTCTTTAGAGTTAGCGTGAACTTCCATGAGGGCATTACTCATAGCCTGTATTTTCATGGTGTCAAGGGCCTCTTTCATAGAAGGCGTCATCGAGTTCTGGGAAAGAACAACTTCTTCTAAAATCGAAGGGAATGCGGCGCTGTCAGTTGGAGTAGATTTTAAGATTTCCAATAGGGCGTCTCCACGAGGCATTTCGGCACGGACTTTGGGTAGATTGGTCTTTTGCGCCTGCTTTGCTTCGGCATCCATCTGTTGCTGAACAATGGCTTGGGCCTCTGCATCGCTATTGATAATATCGCTTCCATTGAATCCATGTGTTCGGATCCACTGTTTAAGGATGGCTTCTTTATTAATGTACGGTTTGTAGTCGGGGTCTTGCATGATGGCAGCAAGTTCTTGCATGTTTGACTGCTTGCTTTCTTCGTTTATGATCGACTGGACTCCACCAGCATCAATCACAAAATCTCCTTTGATGTAAATATCAGAAGAGAATTGCATGTTCCAATCGTATAACTTTCTGACCATGGGTTTCGTGATATTGTTATCAATATTAAAAACAACACCCTTAATGTAGGTATTGGCTGCATTAAACAACATACTCATGCCCGAAGCGGTGCGGTTGTGCTGCCCAGTGGACGAACCAGCAAATCCACCAGCCATATCTGGCATAGAGGTAACTTCCTGAATAAACAATTTAAAATTATCTTGCAGCACCTTTAATTCATTTAATATACTGGGAACCGTAACGAACGTAACAGGAGGATTGGTTACACCTTCCATCGATTTTAGTGGCCATACGCCCCAAGGTTTAATGCCTTCAAATTTGAAACCATTTACCATTCGGCTTGTATCGTAAACAACTTGAGGTCCAGCAGCGATGCCCATATTGTCTACCATCGCACGAGCGGCAGCGTTTACAATATCCTGTGGATCACGCATTTTTTCAGGAATACCACGTCCCCAAATATTGTATAACACTCTCTCATAAGGACAGACCATGAAAGGAATAGATGCTTTTTCTAGGGTGCTTACAGCAACTTTGATTGCGTAATTTCCAACGGTCCATACGCAGCACATGTGTTGTTTGTTTTTATCTTTTTCTGATTTAGGCAACTCAACGCCAGCCTTATTCAATTCTTCTGACGACATGTATCCCCAATACTCAAGAACTACGTATCGGTCGCCACGAGCCAAAGGTGTTTGTCTCTGGTTTAGTGCATAGACTCGGCTCTCCCAAGTCTCGGCTGTCCAATTACCTTTCGGATGGGCTTCAACAACCTTATTGATTTCTTCTTTATCGAATCCCTCGACTCTTGCTAGGTCTAGCAGTTGGGCTTTGTTCATTACGTGTCGATGAATAGCCCACATACAGTCATCAATCGTAAAGGCTGACGGATCTGGGTAGAACTCAAACGGAGACACAATTTCAAGTTCAGGTCTGGGGTCTTCATCTGGAGACACAAGTTTGTATTCAATTTTTTTAGGCTTCTTAATACCGAATTTTTCTCTAAGGGAATCAACAATAGTATTTTCCTCTTCTTGCTCTCTAAGTTCCCAACGCTTTGGTTTGGGGGGCGCACCGAAAGGACCCTTAACAATCATGGTTCCTAAAATAACCAAATCCAAAACAGCCATAGAGAATTTTTCTTCCCATCTCGTTTCGGTGAGGTCGTCTTTGATTCTTACACGCATTCCGTCACAAGCCATATTGGATAAGGAAACACGCTCTCTAATCGAATCCGATATATTCGGCATTCTTTCAGCCTCTTGTGTGCTGGCAATTCCAAGTTTAATTAAATCTGGGTCTGGTGTGGGCCGTATAAACCAAGGGTACCCCTCTGGACCCATCATGGTTGCCATGATCTGCGAATAGGCAGACATTGTTTTCATTTGCGTAAAATTTAAATAGATGCCAGATTTGTTAGCATCTTCATCTGAGCCGTAATAATCAATTCCGTCAAAAGCCATCTTTGCGGATAGCCATTTTTCTTGTTGCAAGAAGCGCAGGTTTCTAGCCCACGTAAAGCGATCCATTACCGTTTTGGCAATGCCCGTTGTCATGCTAAATGGTTTTCCTGCTTCAATCGTACCAAATTCTTGACCCATTATATCTCCATTAATAACCTATCTTTTTATTGACAGGCTTCCACTCATAGTTTAACTCATGTCTTTTAAGCATTTCTGGAGGTGCGACAGCCTTATCCCAAGCCGTAACGCAATAACGCAATGCGTCCATTAAATCGTCTTCTTGTTTTAGAATGTCTCCATTCTCTTTAAACCGATATAGTCTCATTTGTTTAAGTGTGTTTACGCAGGACTCAAAGATAAATAACTGCTCTGATGCTATTTTGGCTCGCATAAGCGATATACCGTAATTTACCCTGTTATCCGCAACAATAAGCCTGTCGTCACCCATAATATCTTGGAATATAGAATAGGGGCTATCGCCCGTCGATATAGCACGCTGCCTACTATTCGGGTCTATAGCAAATCTACATGGCCAGTCTTTTAGGCTATAGGCGTGGTAAACAGAAGTTTCTCCAGATCTAATATATTCTTTGTGTATATAGCCCACCCCAGATTCGTCATCAATGGATAGTTTTACGGCACAGGTAGGATGGGAAATACCGACATCAAGTCCGCCAATGGTTCTCCACCTTGGGTGAATTGAGAAGTCTGGAACCGTATATTCATCTTCGTCGAATTGATATACCTTGCCCGTTCCAATGCTGGGCCGACCAAATTTACGGCTTTCTATTTCATGGGGTCCTAATCCTGCAATCTGTAACTTTTTATCTTCTTCGGACAAATGCGTAACGTCGTCCCACGTTAAAAAATGTACGCCATACATATCGTCCTTGTTGCTTATCATTTCGTCGCAGAGCGGCGTCACGCCCCTGAGCGGAGTAAAGGTTAGAAACACATACCCAGAGGTTGCAATCGTACGCATTTTGGCTTCTTTATAGATGTCTTCGGGTGGTTCCTCGTCACACCAAACCACGTCAACCGTAGAGCCTTGGAATTTTTCTCGACCCTGATCATAGGAGAAGAATTGTATGATACTTGTCCCGCCAGACTTATGCCTAACACGAGCAATGTCAATAGCGTGAGGTATACCCCCCTTACGAATAGGGTCACCCACCATGCTTTGCTTTGGGATTAGCCCTGTACCCCAGTCACCGATGGGTCCAAATAGTTTTTCTTGCAGGGTATCTCGCACACGAGTAGAAGATTCACCTGCTACCCAGACTGTAACGGGT